CTTCTAGTCATTAAACGACCTGCACCATGAGGAGCTGAATAATTCCAATCCGGATTTCCTTTACCCACACAAATCAAAGAACCGTCTCTCATATTCATAGGAATAATTACACGTTCTCCTTCTTGTGCAGAAATAGAACCTTTGCGAAGAATCATGTTCTTAAGGTCAATATAGTTATGGATAGTTTCAAACTTTTCTAAAACTTTAAATCCCATTTCCTTAACAATTACATCAAGCATTGCAGCACGATTCATAACTGCAAACTGTTGGACAATTTCCATATCATGCAAATAACCCTGCATGTGTTCACCTGTCAAATAAGACAAATTCTTAGGTACAGAGAAATGGTCATAATCTTTCATCAATTCCTTAATTTCTGCATCTGTCTTACCTTGACTCTTATACTTAGAAATTTCAGCACCACGAATAGCTGTCAGGTCAGCACAATCCTTAATTGCAATATTTTGCCAATATTCACAAGTAGCAACACCTAAGTGACGAGAACCAGAATGAATAACAATATAAAAATTTCCTTCATCATCCTTATCGCATTCAATGAAATGATTGCCCCCGCCAAGTGACCCTATAGATAAAAGTTCTTCTCTGCGAACATCAGCAATGAGTTCTTCAAACTTTTCATCAAATTCATTACCAAAACGGTGACGATTTGCTCTGTGTTCCTTACCTGATGGGATTTTTTCCTTGATTACTTTATCAAGTTTACCAAATTCAATAAACTTTGCCTTAACCTTAGCAACAAGCATTCCACAACCAATATCAACACCGACAAGATTAGGAACAACCTTATCTTTAATGGTCATTGTAGTTCCGACTGTACAATCTTTACCAGCATGAACGTCTGGCATGATTCTTACTTGAACATCTCTTGCCCAACATTGACACATCATATTCAAAATTTGCAAATATGCAGCACTATCAATATTATCTGTAAAAACTTTTGCTGTATTATATTTGCCTTGAATATCAACCATACTTAAACCACCCTGTGAGTTTCGCTCCACTCTAAGAAATACTTTTTAATTGTTTCTGATGCACTTTGAGCCATTGCTTCTGCATCTCGCCATGTATAGTTTTCACCTATACGTTCGTAATGAAAGCCTGTTTTACATGTATCATAATCATGAAAATAATTATATACATAGGCTACGAAAAAGCCGCCTTCATATTTAATCTTATATTTACCTACTTTTGCGATAGATCTATCCCATGCCATATCATAGAAAAAGATATAAGCAAATGTTCCACCAAAAAGTAGAATTAAAAAAATCAAGAAAATAATAAAACTACCGAACATCATTTTTGTTCTCCTTCTTTGTTTCCCTTTCATCATACTGAACTTCTTTCCAGACTTCTGGTTGTTTTTCATCGGTAAAATGATCAATAACACCGACTATAACGCCGATAATAATAATTACACCTATAAAGAATATACCTGCAGAAGCTCCTGGTGCTAAGAAACCAGAAACGATTGCATCCGGAGAATCTCCGGCATATTGCGCTGCTAATATTTTTAATCTAGTTGCATTATCCATAATCTATAATATAGTAAAATAGTCTTGATTTGTAAATAGAAAAACCTGTGACTGAAATCACAGGTTTGTGTAAAAAATATTTAATGAGGGAGATATTCTTAAGCACAGAACTATCACGTTGCGGACTACTCCTTTACGCTGCCAGGAATTTAACCCGTTTTCTTCTCCTTACTTAAATATTATCATACAATTTAATAAAATCTCTACCATATATTTTATATACATAATTTAAAAAACATTTCATATCTTTTGCATAATATATTTTTAATCTATTTTTATTTGGAAATTGTTCAAATTTATATTTACATTTATTATCAATACGACCTTTTATTTCAATATAAGTATTTCCAATAATAAAATCTGGAATATAATAATGTAATTTATCTTCTATATAATATGGAAATTTATCAGTATTTCTTTTTATAGTTATATTATGTTCTAAACAATATATTAAAAATGCTAATTCCCATGAACTATCACACCAAATACCCTTATAAAAACCTCTCTTTATATTTTTATATCCAGCACCTTGTCTATATCCGCCAGATTTACCATTCTTTTTTGCGCTATTAGAAATTTTCTGTCTAATTTCTTCAGTATTTAGATGACTAGTATATTTTATATGATTTGGATTTAATAAACAATAATTTTCATGAAATTTTTTATTATATTGGTAATTAAATTCTCTATTACAAAATTGACAATAACAAATATTTATTTTTATAGGTGATTTTTTATTATTATGTATTTCTTTTCGATGTTTTTGTAATTTACGACGAGATTCGAAAATTTCATTACATAATGGACATTTCCATTCTTTATTAGGAACATGTTTATAATGTTTTAATTCTTGTTGATGTTTATATAAAGTTCTTCTAGTTTTTAAAACAACATTACAAATTGGACAAATCCATTTATATTCTAATTTCATAATTATTTTCCCTTTATTTTAAAGAGGTTATTGCTGTAACCTCATTATTATTTATAATAAAAAACAAAACGGTTAGTAAGGTAATTACTCCTTACAAATGGCAGCAACCATCTGTCCCGTTTTAAATACCGAGGGTGAGAGACTCGAACTCCCAAGCAGCTTACGCCGCAGCGGTGTTCAGGACCGCGCCCTTACCATTAGGGGTAACCCTCGTAAAAAATTTTTAGCCGAGGATGAGAGGCTCGAACTCCCATGCAGTTTCCCACGTCTGATTTCTAATCAGGTGCCCCACCAATTGGGCGAATCCTCGAAAAGTGGTTCATAGTGACCAGTGAACCGTGCTGTATAAGTTTCCCCTATACTGAAACTTACAAACCCTAGACCTTATCTTCGACGTTGCGCACCGTATATAGGAGCCGTCAGTCCGTTCTGCCTCCTATAGTTTCCCTCAAAAGTTATAATATAGTATTTCCTGAATGCCACGAAATATTAGTGTAATATCTATATCTCTCTTCCAGTCTCAAGGACGATCTTTCAGTAATATATGCTGTAATCCGCACCCGCCCATTACTCACATATACTTGATGTTAACACCGTTGCGTCATGTTAACTTATACACTCTATATTATGTTAGTCCCGGTGGTAGGATTCGAACCTACGACCTTCTCCGTATGAAGGAGCTGCTCTACCAACTGAGCTACACCGGAAAAATGACTTTTTGACGCGTACTAAGTCTAAAAGTGCAATAGCGAGAAGTAATTAGTCTGATTTCAAGTCGGATGCCCACTGGGCGTATAGGAACTTCTTATGCTATTTAGTAGCGGGGGTCGGACTCGAACCGACGACTTCAAGGTTATGAGCCTTGCTTGCTAGCCACTGCATCACCCCGCGATAAAACGCGACAACGGTTTTTACCCGAAGATACCGCTAAACTTCAGTGGCCTACCACCTTGTTCACCTCGTCAAACACGACCACTGTTTAAGATTCCTCTTTCTCGCACAGCGTCAGAAGCGATTTTAGTGGGTAGAGTAGGATTCGAACCTACAAAGCCGTTAGGCGGCGGATTTACAGTCCGCTGGTGATCACCATCCCACCAGTCTACCCAAATGTTAGTGACAGCTGTAGGACTCGAACCTACGGAAGCCCGCTAGGGCGGGAGGGTTACAGCCTCCAGGAATTGCCGCTATCCGAAACTGCCAAAATTTTCCCGGACTTTCACCAGGTGTTTCCTTAATCAATCCTATACAACATTTGTCTCAAGGGACCAAGGAATCTATTGTGCGGAGTAATATAATAAAATTATTATCGTTTGTAAATAGCTTTATAAAATAAAAAATGTCGCAGTTTCCTGCGACAAATAAAGCTTAAGTTTGATAATAAACTTTACTTGCCGCTATACCCCATCATATAATAGGAATAACCGAACATGGAGTTCGATGAGATTACAAATGATGTATAATGTACGTTTTGCATTGTTATTCCTTATTTTATATTATATATAAAAATTATTTTTTGTTTTTCGCTAAAAACTATCTCCAATAGTAATTTCTTGACTCTCTAATTTTTCATCAACTGTATAATTGAATTTAATATTTACTACTTTCAAATTCCATGCTTCTGCAATATCATTGATTCTATCAAAATCTTTAAAGCTAGAAATTGCAGTTAACAATTCTTGTGGTAAGCCTTTTGATGATTCATTTATTACGTTGATATTCATGTGTTACAATATAGTAATTTATTTCTATCTTGTAAACCCCTATTTTTCAATTAATTCATCATAACTACGAGCTAAAGCATTATGGTCAATACTGGATTTTTCGTCTTTATGCAATTCTTCATAAACGACAATACCATTTCTTGGACCACAGTCAACTCCAAGTTTTTTCTTGATAAGTCTAAGTAATTCCATAGCTTTATCGTAACCAGGAACTAAAATATCTTTATCATTATAACATGACTGAGAACAACCAATAGTAATTTCATTATATAAAGAACTTTTAGCTAATTGTTCAGCATTATATTCGGCAGTTTGCCAATCATGTTTAATAAGTCCAAAAAATGACGGATCTTTTTTATATTGAACAATATAATACTGGATGTCTTTTTTACGACCATTAAAATAATAGTCATATTTAGACTTATAATCAGCTTTAATTACTCTAAATTCCATAAGCACAATTAGTTAAATGTTATAACGATACTGCAGAATCGAACTGCCAGATAATCCACAAATCAAACGCTGAGTCGAACAGCTTTTACCAGTCCATGGCTTAATCGGACTCGAACCGAATTTTCAGCACCTTTACTAAGCTATCGTCATTTATAATATAGCAAAAGGATTGATGTTTGTCAACCCTTTATTTAGCGGAGTTGGAAGGATTCGAACCTTCGGGACGCTATTCGCGTCCAGCACCTTAGCAGGGTGCCCACATAAGCCACTCGTGCACAACTCCAGATTTAGAGCTATCTGCAGGATTCGAACCTGCGACGGGGATTTCTCCACAGCGGTTTTGCAGACCGCTACCTTCGACCACTCGGTTACAAGACAGCATAACGCACCGATCTCCACCTGACGGTCGTGCCAACCGGGTTTGTATCGTTGTTTTCCTTCACGTCTATGCCTCTTTCTGTTAATATAGTGAGTTGCTATATTAACATACTCACATAGATGAGTTGCCGGTGAGCGATTCGAACGCCCGAATAGAGGATTCAGAGTCCCCTGCCTTACCACTTGGCTAACCGGCAATATCCTTAGGGTGGGAGTCGAACCCACACGTCCTTGCGGACACCAGATTTTGAGTCTAGCGCGTCTACCATTTCCGCCACCTAAGGTTATATCATCAGAGAGGGACTTGAACCCTCACGTCCTTGCGGACACAAGGCTCTCAACCTTGCGTGTCTACCAATTCCACCATCTGACGTTATCGGCCTGGAGGGACTCGAACCCACACGCCGGCACCCCGGCAACTGATCTTAAGTCAGTTGTGTCTACCAATTCCACCACAAGCCGTTATTTTCGTAGCCCAGGAGGGACTCGAACCCCCACTCCTTTCGGAACCTGATCCTAAGTCAGGCGCGTCTACCAGTTCCGCCACTAGGCCATTTTTACAGCCCTACTCCGATTCGAACAGAGAACCCGAGATTTGGAGTCACGTCGGTTACCAATTACCACATAGAGCTATATAAAAAATTAAGGTCCCTAACTTTTGTAGGAACCTTAAAAATTCTATCTAATACAGATTAAAACTATTTAGTCCCTACAGGTACACTACTAAGCAAGCACCAACTGAGTAAGCTGCTGCTGAGTAACTGACACTGTAAACTTAGAGACTTCATTTGTTTCAATCCTTTATAATTATATATAAAATTTTTTTCCTAAAAGTTGTTTTGTTTTTTACGTTGTTAAATATAGTAAATTCTATTTCAGTTGTAAACCCCTAAAATAAAATTATTTTCCTTTATACTCTCGCCAAGTTGGTAACTTAGCTTTACTGGTTAAATGGAATGTCTGACACAATGGACAAAAGTAAATTCTTTGCTCGTGTCTATTATGGTCATTCTTCAATCGACTTGCAGCTTCACACTTATATAATGCAAACTGTGCATCGATTTTTGTCTTATAGCAGATTTTACCGCATTCACATTTTTCATAGGTATTTTTCATAATTAACTCCTCTTGAGTTGAACGTGTAAATGCTCGTTAGCTGTTCCTACATCTTCGTGTAATACAGTATAATTATCGCCAAGCGTTACCTTAATTATATCAACGATATTCTTTTTAACAGCTTTATCTAAATCTTTAACTCGGATATCAATCGCTTTACCCTGATAATGTGCAGAATTTTTAGAATGACCAATATAATCATTTGCACTTGTAATCAATGGCATATATTTTGGATCATTTAAAATCTTTCTGTAAACTTCAATGATTTCATACAATGCAGTATCGATTTCAGAAACAACTGTCATATTGACACCTTCTTTCTGTTTAACATTCTTAATCACATAGTCATGGATATTGAACTTCTCAGAAACCTTTGTCAATTCGTCTTTGATTTCTTCAGATACCTTTATTGCAGTTTCATTCTTCTGATAGAACTTACTGAAGTAGATGTCAAATCCGACACAAGTACAGAAAGTTAAAGTTCCGAGGATAATCAGAAACTTCTTCATATGTTTCATAATGAACTTAATTCCAAAATATGAAATTATGAGAGCAAGCCCTGAAATAATAAATGCTTTAACAAGAATAATACCCATTTATTCTCCTTTTAAAATGGTTTTCTTGTTTTTAAATATAGCAAAACAACGGGTTTTTGTCAATACCAGTTAGAACTCGTCAATATATACGCCTGTTTCCTTAGAAGGATCATACATAACGTTTATATTGTTATATGGATCTGGATTTGCCTTTGCACTGTTGTTAACCATATCATTAGTAGCCAAAATATCTTTAATTTCATATTGACTTGGTAATGAATCTGGTGCAACTTTATAAATTGGGTCATTCGGATCCGATAATGTCGGAGAATTTGCAGAAATTGTATACTTATTGTCTTTGTAAACTTTTAATGTAAATGTATAAGTATGTGGTTTTAAACCGAATGCCTGTTCATAATATTTTACGTCTACAATTCTATAGAAATAATCATTTGCAGGAATATAAATTATATCACCAATAGAAGGCGGTTGTTCTTCATATACTTCTGGAGTATTCTTATCAACACCGCCATATGTTGAATAATAATTGAATGCGTCGATACTTGCAAACATAGTTACAGTATCTTCACCCCAAATTCCCTGTAATTGATAGCTTCTTACATTAGGAGGTAACTGTTCAACATATCCATTAAAATACCAGCTTCTGAGAATCATTCTTAACTGGTCTTCACCATAAAGCTTGTCTCTAAGCAAATCTTCTGTTACACGATAATAGACACACTTAAGACCAAATGTGTCATATGCGTCAGTAACAATACTATCTGTTGTATCAGTTTCGTTAGTACAAACTATATTATTTCCATCACTTATCGGTTTTGTTAAACCATTAAGTGTTCCACATAACCATGGATATGCATCTGTATTTTTTACCTCAGCTACCATGTATTATTTATAGTAAGCTTTCAGTATTCAACCTAAGATGCTTGTAATAATCCCTAGTTTTATTGATTTCCTTCTGTCTATCAATAACTGCTTGATATGTGGCTGTATGGAAGGTTTTACCTAAAAGTTCTGTATTTTCTGCAGTTAATGAATCTGCAACAGAATTGACATTTACAGTTCTCTTAGTAATACCATCATCAATAACTGCTATATAGTCAATTTTGACTTTCTTTGCACGTTCAAGTTCAGCCTTAAGACTATCTTCCCTTAATAATTCAGCTCTAATAGAATCTCTAACATGAAAATATTGAGCAAGGCTGTCTCGAATACGTTGTCTATTTCTTTCCTGTTCTTCTAATGTTGCAACACGTCTTGCGTCCATTAAAGAATCGAATTTTGCAATCATTTCTGGATTTCCTTTTACATTCTTATTCAAGAATTTAGAGAATGCTGTAGGAATATCTTGTTTTTGTTCGTGCTGAACAACAGTAACAGTTGTTGTTGCATTAACTTGATGTTTTGAAACATCAATATTGGTCATAAACAAAGTCACACCCATAAGGCAGACAAAGACAACCATAGCGATAAATGTGTTTATTTGCATAGCTTTACCATATTTTACAATGAAATTATAACCAAAATTCGGTTTTCCATAATGAGGTTTTTCTGGTGGAATATGAGGTTTTACTTCTGGTTCCGGTTCATTTGGAATATCATGTTTTAAATCCATATTTACAACAGGATAACCATCTGAAAGGTTTTCAGCGTAGTCATATTTCTTAGTTTTCTTCATTTACAATCCTCTTTGTGTAATATTCCTTATTGTTATCAATTTCGTTTTGTCTTTCTCTTGCCGCTGTATAAGCAAGTTCACCAAAAGAATTACCAAGCAATGTCATATCTTCTGGAGAAAGAGAATCAGTTACAGTATTGACTACTACTTGTCGAGAAGTAACACCATCGTCGATAAATGCAATATAGTCAACTTTAATTTTATGTTCTTTTGCAAGTTCAGCATTGACACTATCTTGAATTCGATATTCATTTATTAAGCTATCATGTAGAAATTCATAACGTGCTATACTGTCAGCAACAAATTTTTGTCTTGCTTCAGCTCGTTTTGCTTCTTCTTCAGCTCTTACTCTAGCATTTGCATCCTTGCAACGTTGACAACCTGCACAAAGACAAGCATTACCAAATGACTTGTCTCCATCTAAATCCATTTTGGTAAATGCAAAAACCATTGAACCCATAAAGATTGCCATGACTATAATAAGTGAAGTGGCAAAAATTGCAAATGCAGATTTTGATAATTCTGAATCGCCAGTATAATGATCACCATCATACGATGAACCTATACTGACAACGTATGGGTGATGTTCTTGATTATCCATTAATTATCATCCTCTATAAAAGAAATGTTTACAGGAGTAAAATCTTTTTCCTTACCTACATCGACAAACTTAGCATTTCTCCAATACCGTTCATTATGGTCAATTTCTTTCTGTCTTAAAGCAATCATCTTATGTGTTGCTTCTCTGATAGACCGGTTAACCATTTCTGTGTCTTTGTGAGTAATAGAATCAGTTACTACTTTGGATGCAACAATTCGTCGTGTAACACCGTCATTAATAACAGTATACATTTCAATAGTTACAGGCATAGAAAACTTACGGTCTTCTACAATTTCTTTCTGAAATGCAGGTTTATGCCAAATTTCACCTATAAAATAAAACGATGCACAACCTGCTAAGAAAATAATCACCGTTAAATATTTTTTAAGTAGTTCTTCCATAGATTACTCCAAAGAAATGAAGTTTTCAGTCTTAATCTTAGAAACTCTATAATAAGTCTTAGAAGTATCGATTTCAGTCTGTCTGTCCTTAGCCATATTTGTAGCCATTACAGTAATAGTCTTAGTCAAATGCTTCATATCTGCTTCTTTAATCGTATCTAACACTGCTGCTGTTTGAACTTTTCTTGTAGTAATACCGTCTTCAATAACTGCTACAAGTTCAATCTGAACTTTCTTTTCTTTCGGTAATTCAGCAATAAGACTATCATGCTTAATTGCTGCTTGTGCTATAGAATCAGCTCGATGATTCAAATCTGTTGCATAGATAGAATCAGCTAAAGCCTTTACATCAAGTGAATCCTTTATTCCATCTTCAAAGACTGACATGCTGTCAATAGCCAAAGCCATTGCTTGTGCCCTAGAATATGGATTCTTTGTAATAGTCTTAGTAACATTTGTTTGCATTGCCTCTGCAGAACGTTCATCTAACCATGCTTGATAACGATGCATCAAGTTAGAAGCAATAACTCCTAAACTAATAACAAATGCAATAGACACAAGTAATGCCATGACTCCAATTTTAGCATCTGTCCAAAACGGCTTCTTAATTTGCTTTTCTACTACCTTAATTTCGTCTTCGAAAACAATCTTAGGACGTTGTTCCTCAGGAATACTTCCAAAACGCTTTTTCCATTCAGCATCCAGTTTTTCTTCACGTTTCTTCTTGCGTTCTTCTTCACTAATTGGATTATGCAGGAAATTTTCTGATTCTACCGTTTCATATACTGCAGGATTAATAAACTGTAAAGTATATCCTTCAAATGCATGAGACAATTTGAATCCAGCATCTTCTACACCAAGTATTGCTCCAGTAATGCTATTTTCGAAAGAAACTGCTTCACTGACGATAATAATGTGCTTATCGTCCTTGAACATATCCATATAACCCTTACAGATACCAGAACGAATACGAGAAGGAATTGTAGTCCAGTCATATTCAAAGATAGTCTTATTGCTCATAAGGACTACAGGAGCCGTTTTCTTTTCGTCGTAATAACCAAGAACATTGACATCCTTAAATGCGTCAATACCGGTTACAGTATAAGTCCAATCATACATTGCTCCTGCTGGATTTCGTTCTGCTGTAACTTTGATTGTAAGATACTTATATTTTAAGCAACTGTTATTATCAACCATATATTAGTCCTTGATTAATGAATCATACTCTTCTGAAAGTTCATTACTTGTTTTCTTTTTTACTGGATCTGGAAAAACTTGTTTTGTAATACCGTTAACGATTGCATTAAAAATAGCAATAATTATAATAAACGGCAATGCTACAGCCATGATACCACACGAGAATAGGTGTAAGAACAA